GGAACTGACTACACGATAACTGTTGGCGCTGGTGGCGCAGGAGCGACTACCGCTGCTCGCGGAACTGCTGGCAGCGATTCCGTATTTAGCACTATCACCAGCACAGGCGGCGGTGGTGGCGGTTCTTATTCCAATCCTGCAACTATTGGCGTAAATAACGGCGGGAATGGCGGCTCCGGCGGCGGTGGCGGACGAGGCGAAGGCACGAACGGAACCGGCGGGTCTGGGAATACTCCGTCAGTAAGTCCTTCGCAAGGGTCAAATGGTGGTACTTCTGCCGCTCCTGTTGGTGGAGCAGGCGGTGGTGGCGGCGGCGCAAGCGCAACAGGAAGTGCGGCTGGCCCTGCGGGCGGTAACGGCGGCAATGGCACTGCTTCTAGTATCTCTGGCGGCAGCGTCACTTATGCGGGCGGTGGCGGCGGTGGTGGGGACAGTAGAAATACTCCTGCCTCTGGCGGCACAGGCGGCTCTGGCGGCGGCGCAAACGGCGGCGGCAGCGGAGATGCTGGCTCATCTGGCACCGCTAACACGGGCGGCGGTGGCGGGGGTGGCGGTGGATTTCCGTCAAGTGGAAACGGCGGCGCAGGCGGCTCCGGCATCGTCCTGATCAAATACAACATCGGCTCTGCATCGATCTTCACCTTCAAGTCATCGCAGAACTGGACTGCACCGGCTGGTGCGGTGAGCGTTGACTACCTCGTTGTAGCGGGTGGTGGTGGTGGTGGCGGTGATTTGGCTGGTGGCGGTGGGGCTGGCGGCTTTCGCACAGGCACAGGGTTGTCTGTAACCGCAGGTACAGATTACACCATAACCGTTGGTGCAGGCGGCGCGGCACAAACCGGAAGTGCAAATGGCAATGCCGGCAATAATTCTGTATTTAGCACCATTACATCTGCGGGCGGTGGATATGGTGGGCGATACACAACTGACGGTGGCTCTGGCGGTTCTGGCGGTGGCGCAGGCGGCGACAATACTGGCTCAACACCGAAAACGGGCGGCGCAGGAAACACACCTAGCGTAAGCCCGTCGCAAGGGAATAACGGAGGCAATAGTGGCGCTGGAAATCCAACTGGCGGTGGCGGCGGTGGTGGGGCATCTGCTGTCGGTGGAAATTCCAATACAAGTAGTGCTGGAAATGGCGGCAACGGCACGGCTTCTGCTATTTCCGGCAGTTCCGTAACTTATGCTGGCGGTGGTGGTGGCGGTGGATTTACGCCAAATGCATTGGCCGCTGGCTCTGGCGGCACGGGCGGGGGCGGCGCGGGATCAGCGCCATCTGGTAGTGCAGCTACAAATGGAACCGCCAATACTGGCGGCGGCGGTGGCGGTGGTGCAGGTGCCGGTGGAGATGGCGGCGCAGGCGGCTCCGGCATCGTAATTCTCAAGGTCAACTTCACATGAAGACATATCAGTTAATGGGCATAGATACCGCGATGCACTTACTGCGTCCCGGTGCCAAGTGGGAAATTAGCAACCGCGAAATCACGCGGTGGGAAGACCCGCGCCCGAAACCGTCGTGGGACGAGATTATGTTCACGGTGGAAAAGATCAAGGAACTTGAGGACGCGGTGCCGACGATCTTGTTGCCCGAGCAGCAGAAGGCGTTTGACGATTACGTCAGCCAAATTGAACAGGCGGTTGCGTGATTACCTACAACCTTTTCCCGACCGCTGTAGCCAAGTTTGAACTTGGCCGCGACTACACCGCCGAGGAACTGGCGTTTGTAGACGAGCAGCCGATGCACAGCAACATGGGTAACACCACAAGCGATGACCGCTATGTGCTGCGTCACGACACGATGGCAAACCTCAAGGCGTTTGCCGAGGCCAGCGTCAACGAGTATCTACAAAGTATCTACGCACCGAAACACGACGTATCGCTGCGCTTGACGCAATCGTGGCTGAACTACACCAAGCCCGGTCAGTACCACCACAAACACGCGCATCCCAATTCGTTCGTGTCCGGCGTGCTGTACCTCAAGGCCGCTAAAGAGCGCGACAAGATTTACTTTTACAAAGACGGATACCAGCAGGTCAAACTGCCGACCGACAACTACAACGTGTACAACAGCGACTCGTGGTGGTTTGAGGTTGGCGCGGGTGACTTAATGCTGTTTCCCTCTAGCCTCACGCACATGGTTGAAACCGTGCAGGGCGAGGATCGCGTATCTTTGGCGTTTAACACTTTTCCGGTCGGCTACGTTGGTGACGAAAGCAGCCTGACCGCGTTGCATCTGAAGGAGTAAGACATGGCTCATTTTGCTGAAATTGATTCAAACGGCGTTGTGCAGCGCGTCATCGTGGTTGCCAATAAGGACACCGCTGACGCCAACGGCAACGAAATGGAAAGCATCGGTGTGGCGTTCTGCCAGAAGTTGCTCGGCGGTAACTGGGTACAGACCAGTTACAACGGCAACATCCGCAAGCACTACGCTGGTATCGGCTACAAGTACGACGCCGCGCTAGATGCGTTCATCCCGCCGCAGCCGTACCCGTCGTGGGTGCTGGACGCCGACTGCAACTGGCAGGCTCCGGTGCCGATGCCGTCTGACGCTGGCGCGGGCGAACCGCCCAAGATGTACTCATGGGATGAAGCCACGCAGTCGTGGGTAGCCGTTGAGGATATGTTGTGACATCGGTGCAAGAGCTAGAGGTGACTGTTACTAGTCACATTGATGTTTGTGCAGTCCGATATGAGGCCATCCACGCTCGGCTCAAGCGTCTTGAGCGATTGGTTATTTCTGTCGGCGGCACGGTCATTGTTGTGCTGATTGGTGCGCTTGGCAGCATGGCCGTGATGTTGGTGGACGCAATTAAGTGAACAAGCCCGGTTTCAGCATGGAAAAAGTTGTGGATATGCTGTTTCCGGTGTTGTTGGCGGCTGTGGCTTGGCTGTTGGGTGAGATTACCTCGTTCCAGAACCGCCTAATCGCCATTGAGTCCAAAATGCCGATCCTGATTACAGATGAAGGCGTCATCATTGACAGCCCGCAATCTGCGGCGGCGCGGCAAGAAATGAAAGACGACCTAATGCACGATATTCACGACCTGCAAGTGCGGGTCAAACTGATGGAGGAACGCGCCAAATGATGACCATGATCAGCACGTTTCTGTCGTTCCTTGCGGGTGGTCTGCCCAAGATTCTTGAAATCTTTCAGGACCGGCAGGATAAGAAGCATGAGTTAGCCCTCGTCGCTGCCCAAAAGGAGCGTGAGTTGGCCTTGGCCGAGCGCGGTTTCATTGCTCAGGCGCGGGTAGAAGAGATCAAACTGGAGCAAATCCAGACGCAGACCGCTGCCGAGGAACGCCAAGCCCTGTACAGCCACGACGTTGAGATTGGTAAGGGTGCCTCGCAATGGATGATTAACCTCCGTGCGTCTGTGCGCCCGGTGGTGACCTACATCTTTGTGTTGGAGCTTGTGGCTTTGAACATCGCAGGCGTCTGGTACGCCTACACGACGGGCATCCCGTTTGCGATTGCGATGGAGAACGTGTTTAGCGACGACGAAATGCTAATCCTGTCGTCAATCATCGCCTTCTGGTTTGGTACGCAGGCTTTCCAAAAGAAGGGTTAAACGGTGAAGGTTAGTCCTACCGCAATCCACATGATCAAACACCATGAGGGCGTAAGGCTACGTCCTTACAGGTGTCCTGCATTGCTGTGGACAACTGCGGTAGGCCATGTCATTGACCCCTCACACATTGCGGTGAAATATGAGGATCGGAAGAACCTACCTATACCCGATGGCTGGGATCGCCAGCTCTCTATGGGAGAGGTGGACGCTATCCTTGCTAAAGACCTTGGCAAGTTTGAGCGCGGCGTGGCCCGACTTTGCCCTGCTGCTGTTAATCATCAAGGCCAGTTTGACGCCTTGGTAAGCCTGTCCTTCAATATCGGCTTGGGCAATACCCAACGCAGCAGCGTCCGTATGCGCTACAACCGAGGCGACATAGAAGGCGCTGCTGACGCCTTCCTGATGTGGACGAAAGCGGCAGGACGGGTGCTACCGGGACTGGTTAAGCGCCGTCAGGACGAGCGCGCAATGTTTTTAGCTCATCTTGGATCGTCTTAATTTCTAACGCCAAGACCGTTGCCTCTACGACCAACCCTGCCTGACGCACCGCTGCCAGCGCCTGCTCTACCTTGACCTGCTGGCTGTATTTCCACGGCATCCGCGCCATTTCCGTTTTCCACGCCCCCGGCGGGGATTCGTTATCTATCAAAAGTAATCCCTCCCGCCCCTAGACGCCCTCCACTCGGGATTAGGGACGCTTGACCACTTTCGGTTAGCCTCGGCGCTACGTTGCTGCCAGAACCGCCATAAAGCCTTTATAAGCTGTTTCACGGTAGTGCCTCCACGCTGTAGTTGGTTGACGGACTACGCCAATCCCTCGGCACCTCTCCCTTTATCCACGACGGGTCAGACCACAAAAGCCTGTTATTAGGGTAAGCAATAAACTGGCCTGTATCCAACGCGATGATGTGGTGGTCTTTGCTCTGGTCAGGCACTTCACTCCATCCACCGTCACACCAGAATACGGTCATCAAGTATGTGCCGGGGCGCTGCACCCCGTCACGCCCTATGGCCTTGACGCGGTGGTTACGCAGGAACGCCACCTCTTTGACCTGACAGTTGCGGCTAAAGCTATCCCACCACACGGTCAGTTGTAACGCCATTTCCGGGCAGGGTTTGCTACAGAGCGCGTGGATCGGGATACGCGCCCATTGTGCGCCTGACTCCAACATGATTTGGAACATAGGGGCGCGCATGGGTTCAGCACGAAAACCAAACA